ATTCTGCCAGCGGTTGACAACCAACCGATCGAGTTCGTGAACTGGGATACTGACATCCAGTATTACCTGGGTCTCAAAGGCTACCGTGGCTCTGACTTCCTGCCAGAGCAGGAGTATCTGCAGGCTCAGGGAGCCCCTGAGCAGATCTCCGACCGTTACACTCGCAAGAGCAAGGAACTTGCTCAGGCGACACAGGAACGTCTGTGTCATGCGTTCTACAAAGACGGAGCTGTCGCAGCGAATACAAACGATTTTACCGGCATCAAGACGCCACTGTCTTATGCCTCAGGTACAGTGGTTGCCGCTGACAAGGTGGCTCTGCCTGACGGAACATACGCAGGCCAGTCCTGTGTTCTCGGTAACCTCGGTGGAACATGGACCGGCGATCAGGCTGTGTCTCCGAACGCTTCATTGGACAAAGACTGGCCATTCGGTCAGGGTTCCAGCGAATACGACGGGACGACACCACTGATCGTCAACTACGCTTCAACAGCGTGGAACACCGGAGCCACTGACTGGGGCACAAACGCTGTTGCAGCCGCCAGCTACGCAGCTTCAGCAATGCTGCATCGCGGCGGTCAATCAATGGTCGGAGCCATGCCTCAGATCGTTATGGCATCTGAGATGTTCCCAGAACTAAAAGGGAGCTTCCGGGAAAACAACCGCCAGATCATGCCGTTCCGCGACGGCGACCTTGGCTACCCAGGCGACACCATGATGGTAGACGGTTCCGTCTACTCAATGGACTACGCCATTCCAAGTGGTGAAGCCTACATGTACCTCCCACAGTACGTGGAAGCCTTCTTCCTCCACAGCGACATCTACGGTGTCAAGGGTCCTGACTACAGCGTCCCGCACGTCGGGTTCCTGTACTACATCAGCACCTACGGCAACTTCAAGTTCCTTCCGAAATATCTGTGTCGATTCATCAGCAAGACATGATCTGACGACACCGATTTGACCGGGGCTTCCCAGCCCCGGATTCCTTCTGATCAAATTCCTTGATGGGGTATACCATGACGATTACAAACCAAATGCGGCTCGGTACAACCGGTGTCGTATCCGACCTGAACATGCTGGGGCAGGTTGCTCAGTTTCAGGACCAGGATCTGACCACGGCTCCGGGTGCCCCCACGATCAACTCCGGTACTCCGGTTTATGCCTGCCTCGTGATGAACGACTCCGGCGGAACACTGTTGTCCGGCCTCGGTGTCACATTCAAGTCCGGTTACATCGGTAAGCGGATTGGAGCCTTGTCAGGGGCGAACGCGATCTGTGACGGGATTGTTGATCCAGCCCTTGGTGCCGGTGTTACCGTGGCTGACCAGGCATACTTCTGGTTGATCATTCAGGGACCATGCGATGTGAAAGCGTCTGCTGGTGCGATCACAGCCAACGCCGAAGTTCAGACCGCTGCAAACGGGCTGTTCACTGACGGCACCGCAGGCACTAACCCTATCGGTCACGTCGGTAAGGCCGTCACCGCTGCTGCATCCGGTGCCCGATCCCGAATCTACTTCCGTTCGGCGTTTGCGGCTGTCAAGCCGTAAGCGTTCTCCTCGATTGATAGAAAGCAGGTGATCGACTCCTATGGCAGAAGACGCTAAGGGCCAGCCTCCCGCTGGTATCCATTCCTCAGAGCGTATACAACACGTTCGTCCGGGAAACCCAATTCAGACCACACAGACGCCAATCACTCAGAAATGAGCCGATGGTAACACAAAACGACACAAGGCAGACAGGCGACCCCTGCCTGCCTTTTTCTTTGGTATTTCCAGGACGCATATCCTGCCGGGTGTGCGGTCTGCCTTTCTCCCCGGTCAACATTTCCCCCAGAGGTTTTTGTATGACATGTGAAGATGAGACAAAAGTGGCCGGTACGATCGCGGTCCTGGCAACCAAGGTGCCCCAGCGTGGCTTCAGTGACGCGATAGCGGAGGTTAAGAAGAAGGGCCGACCTCTCACACTGGACATCTCTGAGGGGGCAATGGACGGCCTTGGCGGGGCTGTAGAAGTTGGCCGGAGAATGGCAGAGGACCTGCGGCGGATGCGGGGTGAGGATCTACCGGAAGAGGCCCGGATGTTCCACGACCCGGACTTCAAAATTATTAAAGGGATGTACGAGGCGATCATCCGGTTGTCCACGGAAAGGGACAAGCTCGTTGGCGATCAGGGAGACCCGCTCGACGGTGTATCGGAAGAGGACCTGATGCAGATTGCCAGCACAGGGGCACTGATCCGGATTGAAGTTGACTCTGATTTCAGAAAGCAACTCCTGGAAGTGATCGTGAAGCTGGACCCACAGGCAATCCTGGATGTGTCGATGGAAGCGTTGGACCTGGTTGACAAGGGACCAAAGGTGGAGGTGTTGAAAGATGGCAAGCCTGCTTGACTACCTCGGTTATGCCGGAAACATGCTTGATCTGCCGGGAAGTTCTGTACGGGACATCCTGAGCGGTCGCAATCCGTTTGATCAGTGGGCAACCCCGTTCTCAGGAGACAACCGGGCGACCGGTCGTGATGTGTTGAACCCGATCTTTGGTGCGAATAAAGAGACGGGTATGTCTGGTTGGCTGGATGATCCGTGGGAGGGTGTGAAAGATCTCGCTGGGTTTGGTCTGGAGGTCGTGGCGGACCCGTTGAACCTGATCCCGGCGGGTACACTGTCAAAGGTTTTGAAAGGGCGTAAAGCGGCGAGAGGTGCCAACGCTGCGATCGACGCGGTGGCTGCTTCTCCGGCCAGAGCCCGGCTCGCTGCAGAACTCGCGAGAGGGTTTGGCGAAGAAGCTGCAGCACCCACGATGAAAGCTCTGGATGCTTTTGCTCTGCAAAACAAGATGAAGCCGAACGATGTCTATGGAAAGATGTCGGTTGGTGGGAGAATAGATAATCCGGTAAACCTTGGGGACAGTCAGTTGTCCCAACTCGTCCATCACGGAACCCCGTACACGTTTGAACCAGAACCGGGCTTTCCAAAAGGCCGTCTTCGACTGGATAAAATTGGAACAGGGGAGGGGGCACAAATCCGGGGTAGAGGTATCTACTTCGCAGAGTCAGACAAGTTGGGAGATCTGTACCGCAGGAACGTGGCATCAAAGCATCTTCACGAAAAGATGTTTGATCTGTATGACGAAGGGGATGCCCCATTCGCCATCAACCAAGTGATGGAAAACCTTGATTACTTTACCCCTTCAGAACAGAAACTGTTGAAGAGTCTTGACGAACACGATTGGTTGGGGTTCGACTACCCTCACCAGGCTATTCGCGAAGCTCTCAGTAGCAAAGTGGGGGACCGGTACGGCGATATAGAAGGGCTGCTTGATGTAGTTAAAGAACACGGAAGCACGTATAAGATGGATCTGCCCGATGGTGATATCGAGAAAATGATTGACCAAGATGCTCTCTTGGTAAACCAGCCGACTCATGTTCTAAACGCATTGAAAAAGGCTGCGGTTCACCCCGAGCTTGAGGCTTACATAAAGGAGGACAGAAGGCTTGGTTTACAGGGACAGGACCTACTCGCCCGTAAATATAGAATGACCGACAGCGGGGATTACGGAGCTAGATTCCAAGACCTCATGGAACAGATCGGGAAGAACGATATTGCACATCGGGCCCTAAAAAACAACCGGTCACCCGCACTAAAAGCGGCTGAGGTTTTGAAAAACATCGCAGACCTGGAACCCGGTGATCTCGCGTTACATAATCAACTTCGGCACATGAAAGGAAAGGAATTAACTGAGGTACTTGAGAGAGCGATGGGGGCGGATGAAGCTGCTCGCTTCTTCACAAGCATCGATATCCCCGGAGCCAGGTTCAAGGACGCGGTGTCTCGTAACGCCAACCCTCTGCAGCAGTTGACTGGGGGCAAGGAAACAGCCAGCACCAGTAACTACACCGTGTGGGACCAAGATGTGCTGGATCGAACTGCGTTGCTGGAGAGAAACGGTAATACGTTGTACCAAGGGGAGAACCCAAACCCGAACACCCTGTACCAGAGCCCCGTTCCGGAAGTACCAGCTTTCTACTCTAAGATCTCAGAGCTTTTTGACAACAAAAACAAAAACAAACTGCCGAAGATGGTGTCGCAGTCAACACTTTTGAAACGGTTGTCGGAGAGTGGCATCTCCAAAGAAGAGATCGGTGATGTCTCCAAGAGCATAGACGACCTGTTCTCAGAGGAAGAGTTCAGACACCCCGAATGGGGGAACAACGGGGACTACTCTGTCGGTCAGGAGTTCGACATGCCGCCAGCCACAGGGCCTAAGAACCCGACGCTGTCGGACGGATCGGCGGCTCAGTTGTTTGGTACGCCTATTCCTATGTCGAGGGAAGAGTTCAAGATCCCGAGTCAGAAGATCAAAGAACTCATGGAAGACACGGTTGTCCCTAAGCTCCAGGTTACTGAGTTGTCGGCTAATGCTCTGAAGAAGAACGCAGCAAAGAGGTCAGCTACTCACCAGGCTATCAACGACATGGCGGTTGCAGCCAGGCAGGAGGAGCCGTTCCTGTCTACTGGCAGGTACAGTGAGGAGTTTATGGACCAGGTTAACAGCATGAACGAGGAAATAAACCAACTTAACGAGGAATGGAATACCTTAGGACCACAGTTCGAGGGGCAACATTCGCTGGGGGGCGGGGTGCCGGGTACATACAGAGAGATGTTGATTAAGCGACCAGATGTGGGGCCTTTTGCAGGTAACCACTTCCACAAACATGAGGGCGTTCTGGCTCACGTTCGAATGGATGATATTGAGATCCCAGGCGGTGGAAAGACATTGCGTATCCAGGAGGTACAGTCTGACCTGCATCAAAAAGCCCGTAAGCTGGGGTATAAGAAAGAGTACGACCCGAACATAAAGGCAGAGGTAGTTCCGTTGAAACTGGAAGTCCAGCCTCGTATTGAGGTACAGGATCACGCTGAGTGGAGTTCTATGAGAGACCGACCATATGCAGTTGTTATGCCCGGTGGTCGAAAAAGATTCTTTGATACAATGGAAGAGGCGGAACAAGCCATTGCGTACGAGGGGCACGATGTTATAAGGGTCGTGGACACAGATGGAACTTTATTAAAAGAGACCACTAAGATAGACCTCCCTGCTTATCTGCGGTGGAACGGTCCTACTCCTTCCGAGTTACAGTTGCACAACATATCCGGATGGGTACAAGAAACGGCTAACAAGGGAAAGATGCCGGATGCCCCTTTCAAAGAATCATGGACACGGTTATCTCTAAAAAAGGTTCTCGATACTGCGGTGAAGGAGGGGTACGACTCGGTAGCGGTTGCGTCCGGTAAGGACATTACGAAAGCTGTAGCCGGGGCAAACCCACCAGAGGATGTGCTGAAGGCTCTGACCCTGTGGAACGAGAAGACTATTCCGGACCATCTGAATAAGATGATAGTTAAACAGGGCGGGGCGATGGAGAAAGTCCGTCTGGAAAATAAGATCACAACCCACACCTATGCGATGGATGACGGAACAGCAACTTTTCATTTTTACGCAGATAACGGGCGGCATGATCTCTTGGGAACAGCGACACGATCCTGGGCAGGTGATGAGTTTTTTGTGAGAGATCTCGATGGAGGACGTAGATCGTTCAGTACGTTGGAAGAAGCTCAGAGACACGCTACTCGGCATCATAAAAACACAGAGTCCGATTTGACTGTATTCCACCTACCCCCTTCCCTCAAACAAACCATCCTTGAAAAAGGACAACCTCTGTACAAGAAGAACCGGGGCATGGTGTCATTCGGGGATGACGGTTCTGCATTGATCAACCCCATCAACCCTGACTTCAGTACAGCCCCGCACGAAGTGTCTCACGTTATGCGGAGGATGCTGGGTGGAGAGCAGGCTGGTAAAGCGGCTGACATCTTCGGAGGAGCCTCCGGCGGATGGAGCCGTGAAGCGGAAGAGTCTTTTGCTCAGGGTGCTGAAGCGTATTTCCAGAATGCGTCCACCACAAGCCCCGGTATGCAGCAGTCACTGCAGCAGATGAACAGAGGGTTTGCGGGTGTCTATGATAACCCAATCACAACTCGTGATGGAGGCACGGAGTTCTTCCGGAACCTCCTTGGGATCACGGAGAACAGCTCTCCACTGGACAGACAGAGGATACCGGGTATCGTTGGACCGGTTGCTGCGGGAGCCGCGTACAACGCTATTGCTCGATACAACCCCAGAGGCGGTGTTCAATGAACGATGAAATCCGAGACCGTATCAGAGCCTCCCTTGTTGGACGCAGAGACATGCAGCAGGGGCTTGCCGCCGCTGCTAAAGTTGCGAAGCAGAAGCTCAACGCACTGGACCTGTTCAGACCAACTGATTACCAGGAAGATATCGTCACATGCGATGCCTCTGAGATTCTTGTCCAAGGGGCACCGAGATCAGGTAAGTCTGTGATCGTTGCCGCTATGATAGCGTCATACCTGTTGAACAAGCCGATCACGTTTGCAGATGGAACGATTCACAACATCAGAGAGCCAGCGTGGGCTAACCGGCCAGTGATTGTCTGGCTCATCGGATTGCAGTTGAACCACATCGGTCAGACGCTGCATCGCCTCTTGTGCCGGGCGGGGGCGTTCGACATGGTTCGAGACAAACAGACAGGTATGTGGCGTGCCTGGCAACCGGGACGTATCCCGGGTGACGCAGATATCCCTGTTGATGAACGTAAACCTGCCCCACCATTTATCCCGGCATCGGAGATCACAACAGAGACGTGGGAAAACAAGGCTGAGTTCAAGTTCACTTCACTGCAGGTTACTGACGGTTCGATGGTGTATGGGTTCGCGTCTTCAGGCGACGTCAAACGCGGTGACCCGGTCAACCGGATCTGGATCGACGAAGAAATAAAATTCAGCCAGTATTACGCTGAGTGGCAGAGCCGTATCTCCGACCGCAAAGGGAAGATCATCTGGACATCCTGGCCGGATGCAGAGACGCCAGCCCTGCTCCGGTTGTACCGACGATGCTGTGATCAGCGTGATGAAGTTGAACGCGGTGTCAGGAAGAAACCGGACGTAGTCAACTTCATCTTCAGAGCATCCAAAAGCCCGTTCACGGATGCTGATGAAAAGCGTAAACGTATCGAGGGCTGGAACGAATCAGAACAGCTCGCCCGCGACAGCGGAGAGTTCGTTACTCACACGATCATGGCGTACCCGGAGTTCAGCCGGAGATACCACGTTGTTGACTACGGAGAAGGCAGCCCGCTCAATGACAAAGTCACTGCCGCGATGAAAGCCCTGAACTGGAACGTACCATCGGACTGGTGTGTGGACCTGGTGTTAGACCCCGGAACATCGAGACCGGCTCTGCTGTGGTGTGCGATCCCGCCCCGGTCGTTCTGGGATCACGATGAGCCGTACTACATTATCTTCCGAGAGATGGCTATCCCCCGTATCGACGCCAGAGAGATGGCGAGACGGGCTAAGGCTGCTGACCCGCACAGGCATTACATGCGGTTCATCGGGGACAGTAAAGCTGGATTACAGACGCCTCCCGGCTTCGCATGGACCATCTTTGACCAGTACAGCAAGGAGTTCAAGGCAGCGGGCTTGCGATGCCAGCTTACAGGTGATATGTTTATCCGGGGTGAGACCACCTGGATAACCCGTTCGTTGAAGCTCAGAAAGTGGATGCTGGGCCGAAACTGCGGCAGACCCCAGCTAAGAATCGTACCTCATACGTGCCCAGCTTTGATCAAGCAACTGGAAGAGGTTGTCAAGAAAGTTTCTAAGGAAGACGTACAGGATAAGCTGGCTGAAGGGCAGGTCCATGACTGTCTTGACTGCCTGGAGTATTTTGCTGGATTCGATCCAACATTCCTGACACCACCTCCACAGGCACCAACAGGAGATCCTGGTCGAGCCGTATACGAGGCCGACATGAAGTACATCGACAGCATCTTCGCAAAGAACAAAACTTCGACCCAGGAACCTATCGTTCTTGGGATTCAATAATCCCCCAGACAGGAGCCTCCTTTGAAGATATCAGAACTCACACGCAAAGTCCCGATCGATAACATGTTGGTGGATGTGACCGTGGGGGACACGGTGTGGTGGTTCGCAGGAGCCCAGTTAAACAACCTCCCAGCGGTGGCTAATATCCTCAGCTTTTGCGAGGACAACATGATCAACCTGTCTTACAACGCAACAGTTGGTAGCAGGCTGGTTACAGAGATGGGCGTCTGCCTCATCGGGGACGACCGGCTGAAGAACGTACACAACCGCAAACGGGGTGCCTGGTGCCCTCGCGGTACATGGACAGCGTTAGAACTGGGGTAGGTTAGTGGAACCAACAGCAGAGAATCTTCAACAGTATTTGCTGGGGCCAATCGTCAGCCAGTG